ATAGAATATAAGGCTATCGACAGTCCACGAGATAGTGACGGATCGTGGCTGTCGAATATCTGGCTGCTCGCACCAGAGTGGCTTCGCTAATTCTTCGCCTGTAGATTTTTTGTACAGCTCTAATGGTAAATATCCTATAACACCTTTAATTAAATTAGCGCATCTGTTAACTGCAGGTACTTGTGTTGCAAGTGTGCGATCCATCGGACCTGCACCAAACGTGTTATAACCAAATCCAATAATGCTGTCGCCCATAACGGCAGGGGCGTATTGCGCTTGTACGGTTTCTCTTTTATTTGTTATACCCAAAGCAGACAATAGACCCATATGTATACTTTATAGCATAAAACGTACTAATAGTGCAAATTAGACAAAGATTTGCGCGGTTTGTTGTGGGCGTGTCAACTGGCTTACGACCATAGCCAAAGATATTGCAGCTGTAACGTCACCGGCAGATTTTCTACGTATTATGCGCCAACCTGCATCGCTAGTCTTTGCAGCACAATTATTTAGGTGCTGTACTAGGTCTGCTTGACCACTATGCACCATTCTGCCATTAGCCATAGCATCTGATAAATCCGAGCACGCCTGGTAAAACGCCTGACCCGACACATCTTGCATACGCCATCCGCTTTGCTCTAATCGTGTTGCTATTGATTGCGTGGCGTACTTGTCAAAGCAGATTATATGTGGATGGTACTTACGCGCCCACTCGTTTACATCACTTGCCATTTTAACTTCATCTATAGCAATATCACTATGCCACAGCTGTGCAAGTCCGACTGCTATCTTGCCGTCTTTCATTTGACCCATAATTAACGCACCTGATCGCCTTGTCGGTGCAATATCAAAGGCCATTATAGTCATTGGCCCGACAGGTATCTCTAACGTGCTGTCGCTGCAAGCTTCTATACTTCCATACACCCAAGGACTGACCGCGCTATCTACCCACTGGCATAACATCTCTGTACGTGTAGCTTCTATGCTGTTTGTGTTTACAGATTCTTCTAGTGTCTGTTCTGTAATTAAATGCCCTAGTGCAGGGTTAGCCATAGCCCAGGCTTTGCGATCATTTATCTTGCAGTGCTGTAGTGCGCTGTATTCGTAGTAACCTAAATTGTCCGGTGGATAAGACTTGCATCGCTCTACTAAATCATTAAGTGTCGTACTAAATCCATCACCTGCGTTACTAGTCATAAGTGTCATAGCGTTAGGCCTTGCACGTGTTACTGGCAGTGCAGCTGTATAGGCTTCTGGTGTCCACTCACGTAACTCATCTATGTATAGAAAGTCTGCAGTCTTTCCACGTGGTGCATCTCGTGTTGCCGCTGCTATCTCATAACGTGCGCCATTAAGTAAGCTAATAGATTCTTGACCATTAGCCAGGCGTATCTGTCTCACTTGCTTTTTCAAAAACTCGTTGTCTTCTATTGTGTATGCAACCTGCCTAAATGTATCTAATGCCATATTACGGTTAGAAGACATACCCAGCACGTTTTTAGATCCCCATAGGAAAAGATGGGACAGTATGAGCATGCGAGCGAGGTGTGTCTTACCATTTTGACGGGCTACTAATATAAGAGCTGTCTTTTTACGCCAATTATCTGCATCATCTACAGCTAGTAAGTCATCTAAGACCCAACGTTGCCAGGGTATAAGCGGTAAGCCAATTTTTACAGCTAGATCTGCAACTTCTTGTGATTTAGATAAGCCTTTTAATAAAGGCGTGTGGATTCTAGGCTCAGTGCTGCCAATTAGCCCGACCCCTCGTGAGGCCTGTTTTACTTCCGTATCATTCTGCATCAAAGTTAAGCGTATCAGGTTTAATAAATGGTGAGTCTGGCACTGTTCGCACCGTTTCAGGGAGAGAACGTTGTGAAAAGACAGGGGGGGTCGCCTTGTGGCTAAAAAAACGACCACCTTTAGAGCTGTTGCATGACTTGCACAGTACTTGTAAATTATCGGTAGCCCACATATCGCCGCCTTTTATACGCGGGATTATATGATCCACAGTATCTGCAGGCCCACCACACATAGCACACTGCCAACCATCCCGGTCAAGTATGGTAATGCGTAGCTTCTTCCACTTACCGGTGCTTATTGCTTTACGACTCAATGCCAACCCTTTATCTTGTAATGCTCTAATGCTTTACACATAGATCCATATCTATTTAGATTGTACTTGATACCCCAGTCTATCTGCTTAGTACCATCTACTCTTGATAGATACACAGACCTACCTTGTGGTATGCCATAGTGTGAGCCATTACGTGCCTTAGGGTTTAGCCTGCTCTCAGCTGTATATAAATCTATTAAACAATACGCTTCTGTAAAGTCTTGTAATTCTATAAGTATGTATTGCTTGTAATGTGTAGGTTTGTAATTCTCTTTAGCAACGGAATAATCTTTTAAAAAGCAACTGATAAATGCAATTAGCAATAGGATCGCCCAAACTCTGCGCCTTCCGGGTCTGGCCGTTGGCGACCCAGCTTTTCGATTTAAGATCGAACGCTTTCTGTTCAGGGTAGCATGCGTTGTCAAATCACGCAAGGATTTCGACCAATGTGCAAATTTTAAAATCATCAAGCTCCATCCAAGTCTCATCGTAACCAGCCTCACTCATGGCTTACTACCCCACCCGTTACCCTTAAACACAATACCTGGTGCTGAGTACAAACGCTTCATAATTGTCATGCATTTAGGGCATTCCATGATAGGTAAATTATCTGCATAAGAGCTGCTAGTAGATCCATAGGTGCCGCATTCAGCACAACTGTATTCATAAATAGGCATTACTTAGCCCCTATCAATGCACAAGTGTGGCAACCACTACCTAGGAATTGCCAGCCACCACACTGCTTGCATCTATCTAAGTTACTGTCCGGTATATGTAAAGCCTCAGCTATATTCTTAACGCCAACACAGCCACAATCCATACACTGATAAGCCTTAAATCCTTCAGGCGTATCTAATTGCTCAAGCCATAAAAACTCGGTCTTACGATCACAGCCATTACACTTAAACTTTGTGTACATGTGATAAAATCCCCTTTCTTATTGCCTGCAGTGGCACTGAGAACAAACTAAATACTGACCATCATGTAATAACCTGTCATCATTACAAGATACACATATCTGCGTACTCGTGTTTAGGCTTTCTTTATCGTTTTCCATGCGTAATGTAAAGCCTGAACCATTTAATACTTCAATATATCCCATCATTCCCCCTCTCTTTTAGGAAAGAACCATGCACCTGTGGCATCTTGCTTAGCCCAGACTGCATGCTCTTTGATGTTATCTAAACATACATACCCGTAATATGGTTTCTGTGTAGTTTTCGTGAGACCAGTTTTTAAGCTCATGCCTTTAGCACAGCATTCCGGTGGTGCTTTAGGTTGTGTGACACTTGCAGCCTTAACCCAATCCTCATTACTTAGTTGCAACGGCTCTGTGCGATCTACAGAAAATGTTTGTGGCACAGCTTGTAACTGCACCACTTTATTCATTTCTTCTCTGCTAGCACGTTTGCCCTTAGCTGCGTAACCCGCGTTTGCAAGCGCACGGCCGATCGCTGAAGTCTCGCAGTTTTCCAGTGCAGAAGTTGAATTAACACCGCGATCAGAAATGCTCTCACTAGCAAGTCCAGTCGCACATGGTTTCGCATCGGCTTCCGTTTTATATAATTCAGCACTAACAATGTATCTAGTGTCTGTGGCCTGTTCAATTTTTGTTCCCACTCTTCCATCTGGATAATCCTTCCACCATTTTTCTAGTCGGCTCTCGACTGTTTCATAATCTGCTAGGTTAAATGCCATTAGTCTCTCCAGTCATCGGAATCGTCTTGCATAGCGTCTGTAATGCTTTTACCGATTGATAAGTAGGCAATTGCATCTTCGTAATTGTCAAGGTACGCAGGATCTTCAGCTTGCCGGCTGATCTTGACCAACGCCATACAAATTGCAGCTTCGTTTGGTTGAATTGGATAACCCAAATATGCACTCCACAGTTCGGCAATCCTCTTGTGGTTTGTAATTGGATGCCCATAGCGGACACCTCTCTCATGAATAGTTTTGATGACATTATCAAATAACTGTTCAGTTGTTGTTGGCATCGATTTTGCTATCTGTGATCCTGCGGTGCATGTCGTAGCCGTCTTTACGACCTTTCCAGTAACCTGCCTGGAATGCATTATCTTTAATGGTTTCGTAAACGCCCCACGCAATAAAATAACCCAGGACGCTATAAAGCACTATCCATGGTGCTGTTGTCTCTATCATTTAGCCCTAACTATGCGCACATACTTTGTGGCACAGCTGTAGTGTCGCACTTGTGTATGACTTTGTGGATTATTTAGGGCGTAGTTTGTATAACGATTAGGTAACGATGTTACCCGTAATACCGCCCTAGAGCTGTAAATGAGCCATCCTTATTTATGGGCACTAACGTGGGTGTTAGCGTCTTTCCTACGGCTTCTAGTATAGCAATACCCATCTGCCAATTCGCGCTTCCGTAGCGTATATAAGACGCTTTTCTTCTATCCATTAGATTACCTACCTCAACCCCATATAAGGGTCTGTAATGGCTTCCTATGGCTTCTGTATAGGCACTCATGCCTAGTCTATGGCTATGTCCTGCTATGACCGATTTGCCCCATTTTTTAGCAAGGTTAAGAGCTGTGATACCTGCATGCTGACTCATGCTGCCTTCATCGCCATGTGCTAATACCCAGCCAGGGTGAAACTCATAAGCTGTGCGATGGTAATCAATGCCCATAGATGCAAAATCCATGAATTTAGGGTATTGCAGCTCTGGTAAACCTATAAGACCCGGTGCTTTTAGTAAAGTATTATAAAGGCGATCAGTATGATTACTGCGGATAACACTAGCCTTTTTACTGTACTCGGTAAGATCCCATAGTATGTCTTGACAAGCTGCACGATCTTCATTAAGAGTCTGACTGTAAGCCAAAGGTGTGCCATCGGCCCACTTGCTAATTGTTTGAAAGTCGATCTCATCGCCAACACATAAAACCTCGTCAAACTTTTCACGTCTTGCAAGTTTAATGACGTTCTTGACTGCCTGCTCATGATGGTATGGGATTTGTAAATCTGATATTACGAGCCACCTAATCGTCATCTTCTTCCGTAGGATCGATACTAGGTATGATGCCGCCATCACCAATAACCCAGTCTGGCATAGTCGCTCTATCTGATACAAAATACAAGCTACAGCTCTCACTAAAGCCAGCCTTACGTGCAGCCTTGTAAATTTCATTCATAGCAATATAATGCTGATCTAGTTTAGATAATGGCTCAGGTGACTTACGCACAATGCGCTTATTTATCTTCTTACGTTTACGTCTTGTATCAGCCATACTATAATTGTCGCTTAACTATTAAAGAATACAGTTCATCAACACGCTGTTCTAATCTAGTTAACTGATCTTTCATGCTTTGTCCACCATTAGGACGTAACTCATTAAGCCAACCTTTAACTATAAAACGTAATCCGATTAGACCGCCTGATAGCACAGCTATAACGCCAGCACCAAAGCCAGCCCATTCTGTAGGGGTCATGCTTCATCTGCACCGAGACCATAAGCATCATCGGATTTATCTAAAGCCCTAGCTGCTGGGCCTGCAAGTGCGGCCACTACTACTGATATAACTGGATCTAGTCCTAGTTCATTACTTGCTAAGAATGTCAAGAATGATACAAGCACACCCCTAAAATAAGATTTAAGTATTGCTTTTTGCTTTTTACTGATCTTCATAAGTTACCCCCTAGTAGTGGTATATCAAACGGCTTGCTATCTTTATCGCCTAACTTTGTAAAGCTGATATGTATGTGCTTCGTGTGTTTGTTAAAGCCTTTGTACTTACGCCACTTAAAATTAAGTATCTTGCTAGCGATCATTCCATTATGAATTACGTAAGATATGCGCTTATCGGTTTTCGCACAGATTCTGATCTGGTCAGCCAAATATACTGAGAGCCCTTCGGATGAATCCAAGCGAGAATCAACATCAATGGCTCGTACACACCCAGTTGCATCTGGATTATGATCCGATTTTGTGGCGGAATGACGAGCATCACCCACCCACCCATCAGAGGTAGAGCGACGATCTGGGTACCAGGTATCAATCTGATCTCTTAACTGTGTACCAGCTGCACAAAGCCAAGGCTTCATTTACTGGTTATAAACCTAGAGCGCGTAAATCATCGGTGGTTAAACCTAATGCTGCTAGTTTACCTTCGGCAGCTGCTTTGGCTTGCGCCTTTGCTTCGGCTTCGGCTTGCTTTGCTGCTTGCTCTGCTTGGTCTGCTTCATAAATTGCAAACTCCGCATTAGTCATTTCTCTATCAATAATTTCATTTGTTTCTGCGTTATGTATTCTTATCATAGGTTTACTCATTATTTAACTCCATATACTTTAATTGTGCCAGCGTTATAACTAACACCTGATGTTGCTGCTGTAATTGAAGTAATTGCTGTGTTTGATGCTATTCCACCAAATCCAAATACAACACGCCCATTTGATGAAGTTCCGTTATACAATCCCTGAATATTAAAAGTTTTAAACATAGCAGTTGATGAGTAATTATCAATAGTAATTACAAAAACATTATTTGTATTATTTCCTAAATCTTGAACTCCATCATCTAATTGTATATATGAAACTAGAAATTCTCTTGAAACGGCAGTTGAGCCATCAATTTTGTAATCTGATAATAAATTAGTAGAACTATTAGTTGAAAATCTAAGCGCGTTTGTTCCACTTGAGACAGTTATTCCATTAACAACAATGTATAGAGTTTGATAATCTTGGGAAATTGAAGATACAGTAACTGAAGCACCTGATAATGTAGTTGTAGATAATAAGGTTATACCGCCACTTGCAGCAGCACCGCCAGCACCTTTAATAAAGATAGCGGCTGATGCACTTGTAAAATCTAATGTGCCACTTTCATATTGTGCTAATGCTAATGATGCAGCCGTATTTACAGTGGCTGTGCCAGCTGTAATTGTGCAAACTCCAGCACCTAGATTTGTTATCTGCACTGTGTCGCCTGCAGCAAACAAACCTGTGTTTACAGTAATTGTGGTTGCACTTGCATTAGACATAGATATGGCTGTACCAGCATCGGCAGCTACTAATGTATAACTTGCAGTCTTAGCAGAGGCTGCTCCGCCAAGCATCGCTGTCTGTTGCAGTGAAGTCATCTGTGCAGCTGTTAATACCTGCCCAGTCGTGAACGTCTGTTTTGCCATGATACCCCTTAGTAACTTAGGACATTATAGTCTAAAGTGCCATAAATCGTATCATTTAGGATAAATGCGTCTATGACTGGCTCTAATGTCGTGAACGTGGTTTTCCAACTATTCGGTGTTATGTTCATGCGTACACCAAAAATCTGTAATGTTTTTTCTAGGGTAGATCCGCCTGGTTGTGTAGTGATTACCTTTATAGGGTCAAAAAAGTCTAGGTCTAGGGCTGCAATAATGCCGCTATTGTAATTGTTTGTGTATAGGTCTAGGACTATGGAATCTACTCGGATGCTTGTCTCAGCTCTACTAGCCACATAAGCCTGTGCATAATCTAGGGCTACAGCATCGGTTTCCATAAGTAGGTTGTCTAGAAAGTAACTGTGTAAAAAATACTTGTCTATGCTGTCTTGATTTAGGGCTACCTGTGCAGTGCCGCCTGTCCTAGTAATTGTGGCTTTGTTAAATATAAGCACATCGTTAAGAATCCAACTGGCATCGAAGTAATCTATACCTGTGCCGTTGTCTGCAAAGATTGTAGGTGTGCCGCCAATAGATCCTGCTGTTACGTCTCTATCTTGAAATATAAAATTATTATCTGCATCCACATAGATTGCGCCATACTCGCTTTCACTAGCAGTAAACAATGCTTGCAGTGCTGTGCGGTTAGTGCCCGGATCTGTCTGTAAAGTAGTAAGCCCTGCATCTATGTCGCGCTGTGATGCTGGCCAGCTAATTTGATCTAGTATTTGATTTATACGTGTGCCAGATAAGTCGCCTGCAGTAGCACCTGTAACTGTGCTGATCTGTGCTACCTGCGCTAATCTAAATGCATCTACAGCTTGTATAGTCGTAATTGCTACATCTTCGCCAGACTCACCTGGGTATGTAGTTACGTAGCTTGTAATAAATCCGCTAAATATAGGATATGTTACCGATGAGTAGGTTGCAGTAATTTGCACTTTTTTCATGGGTGTTAATAAATTGTAATACGGCCCTGTTACATTCTGCGGATTAAAGTCGCCATTTTGATCTACTATTCGTAATGTAAGTGCGCCTGTTTGGAATTGATCGGATAGTGCAGTACGGCCACGATTAGTTTCTATGCGGTTAACTTGATTAGACACATCTACAATTACAGCTGTGCTATCGGCCAATACGTTTGTATCTAATACGCCTGTATCTAAAATCATAGCCTGAGCAAAACTAGGCCCAGTGCTAAAGTTAATTAAAACATTTATTACAGGTAAGGTCATTAAAAGCCCTGACCTGCCGGCACTGTGCTATATCCATTCTTTGTAGCAATTTGTATAGATTCTGCTATGGCTTGACTTAATCTATCGCCAGCATTAGCAGTGTTTACTGTTACTACAATTTCCTGTGGTGCAGCACCACCAGTCCTACTGCCAGGTGTAAATCCAAGGGCTAAACCTAGATCCATACCTGCAGCACTAGATGCAAAGTTAGGGTTATTTATAGAAGTATTAGCAAGGTTGGCGATATTACTACGACCACCTAAGCCACCAATTATTGTACCGCCTGGGCCTACCTGTGATGGGTCAACGCCAAAGCTAGTTAATAATGCTTTAGCAGCTTCACTTAATGCATAAAATTGTGTTGTTAATTCTACTGTGGCCTTAGTGCCTTCCATCTCTGCTAGTAACTTTTTAGCCAAAGCCTCGTTATTATCTAATATGGCTAACTGTGCTTTTAGACGTAATTTAGTTTCATCATCTGTAGCAGCGTTTAATGCAGCTGTAAGTCCTATGCGCTCTAGGTCAAACTTGTCTCGTAATTCATCTACGGCAGTTTTCTTTTTTAACGCTGCTAGTTCTAAAGCTCTTAGTCTGTCTAATTCTTTTTTCTGTCTAATTTCTATTCTAAATTGCTGACTAGATATACGGCCTGCGCTGCGTTGTTCGTTAGCTGGCAATTCTCTTGTTGGTCTGTTTTCTTTACCTAGTCTAGCTAATAATCCCAATGCGCTTGTTTCATAAAAGGCTTTTCCTATCAAACCGATACCAGGTATACCGCTAAGAGTTTTAAGGAATACTCCTAAGCCTGTAATACTGTCGCCTGTTTGTTTCGCTAATTCTTCCATCTTTTTAGTTGTATCTTCAATATTAGTATCTTTGCCTAATGCGTCAAGCGCACCTAATATACCTTTGCCAATTTCTTCTTTTACATTTTCGCTGGCTACCTTTAACAGATCCATTTTCCCAGCATAAGTAGTTAATCTTGCCTGCGCTTGACCTGCAAACTTAGCATTTAATTCTTCCATGATTTTATCCATGTTGCCAGTTTTAAGCGTGGCTTTACTTATGCCTGCGCCTAGTCTGCTAAGGCCAGTAGTATTGCCTGAGAATCCGCGTGTTAATGCTGCGCTAACTTCGGAAAGTGATCTGCCTGTTGCTGCGCTTACGTTTAGTGCTGTTTGTAATGCATCTTGACTTTTAGTTATTGATCCTGTAGCTGTAAGTAATTGCTGAAAGGCTGGGCGTAATTCATCATCTAACACGCCATATAACCCTTGTAGCCTTGCTATATATTGCTCTACTCCTGGTGCTGAAAATGCAAAACCTGTATTACGTAATTGTACTTCTAGCGACTTAGCGGCTTTTTCATCAGCTGCAAATGCTGTAATTGCTTTTTTACTGTAATTTATTAAAGCCCTGCCACTAAATGCCGCAGCAAAAGTTTTAGCATATGTTTTAACTTGTTTCTCAAATGCAGATACTTCTTTCTTGGCTTTTTTTAATCCTTTGTTATTAAAGGTGCTGGTCGCGGCTACAACTACATTGGCCATTAGGCTGCCTTTTTAACTTCTGTTGTTTTATTAAATGTTATAGCAGATGCGTTAATTGCTTGCACTATTGCTTCATAAACTTTAATACTATCTGTAGACCAAGCCTTAAATATAAGTCTGCCTTTAGTCTTTTTACCATAACCACCACGCACGCCTTTAATTCTAGGCTGTGATGTAAGTTTTGGCATAGATGTTACAAACTGGTAACCTGCAAATGGATTATTTGATGAATATTCTTTAGTAGATTTATTATAAGTATATTCTCTAGCTCTTCTAGTACCCTCAAATCCTTGCACTGCACCCATTGGTGAGTTAGGTGTGCTTGGATCTATTTGCTGAAATGGCGCACGACCTTGTGGGTTATTACGGCCTGCAGTCTCATATATGCGACCAGCCGCGCTTACGTTGTACACGTAGTTGCTTACCTTAAATCCATTACTAAATGTTTGATTTTCGCCAGGGTTGTAGCCTATGCCAGCCTTAACTGTTGCTGCATCATATTTTGGAAATGGTTTGTAATTTATTGTAGGGTTAATTGGTTTAGACCAACCACTTAATACTTCACCATTAGCAGCTACATAACCCTTGGCTTTAGTTGCCACGTTACGCATTAAAGGATCTATTGCAGCTCGTATGCGAGTACGCATATCTTCATCAATAAATGTTAAGCCTTTAAGGACATCGTTAATGCCTACGACGTTTACTTGCATTTTTAATCTCCTTAGATCTATCGCTTAACACCTGCACAATAGCCCTTAGCATTTCTGAGTCCATATTTATAAACTCACTAGGCGCGATCCCAGTCTCTACACTTAAAGCAGCCACTGTATAGAGAATGGAGTCACGCTGTACTATTTTTTTTCTTCGTCTAATACCTCGACAGTTTCTAAGCTGTCAATAAACTCTAAACCAAATATAGGCACAGTTACATTAGCCCTACGCAAGCACTCATGCGCCAAATAGTAGATTTCAGTTTGACGTTCGTGATCGCGTAGAACCTTTGAAATTCCTGCGCCATACTTTAACTCGAAAGCGTACTCGACACCTGGTGTTATCTTATGCTCAGATACTTCACCATTAGCCCTTGTTATCTTTAGCTTTGCCATTATTACTCCTTAGACTGTTACGTCAACTACTATAGGGCTTTGGCAGGTAAATGTAATTGACTGTGTGCTTATGTCGCCTACTGCGCCGTTTACATCCTGTGTGTTATTTACAAGTACTGTGGTTTGGTACTCTGGGTTAGTTGTGCTAATTGCTGCAGAAGTCTGCTTAATTGTTAGTGGCACTGTAGTACCCCATGCTGCCTGGAGTGTTGCGTTTACGTTAGCTGCTGCTGTGTCATTTAAGAAGTCAATAGTGATAGTGCTGGCTTCTAGACCCTTTGCAAACTTGTGAGCTGTATCGCCCATAGCTGTTACTTCTAATTCATCGAATGAGCGGTTAATTGTTACGGCTGTTACGTGATCGCTTAGGGCGACACTGTTCAGCGTGACAACAACGCCATTACTTAGATAGATTGCCATTATTCGTTGTCCTCATCTTTCTTAGCCGCTGGTCGTTTAACCGCTGCTGGTTGGTCGGTAATCTGGCCTATCTTGACCAGAAAGTTATATTCTTCTTCTGTAAATCCTTTGTAGCTCATGTTAACTCCAACTCGTTAGGATTGATACTGTTATCTCAGATACTAGCAAGTCGCCACTAGCTGCGTTGACTATAGCAGGTGCTGAAATGCTAGATATGTTTAGTGTAAGACTTGATGCCGCTAGTTTAGTTACTACTGCTAATATAAAGTTTTCCATGCCTGCTAAGTTGCCTTGATTGTCAAATGCTGGCGTAGTCATAAGAATCTTAAAATTTGCTAATGGTGCAATAGTTATGTAGTCATTATTGCTAGGTGTTAAGTAAGGATCACCAGGTGTAACTACTACGCTGTTAGCCAGTAGTGTTGCCGGTGGGAAACTAAAGGTTGACCACACGCCTGCATTCGCTAAGTCTGTTGCAAGTGTGCTGCGTAATGTGGTTATTGCAGCTGGCATTAGCCGACCAGTGAGTTAGGACTAGAATACGGTTGGATGAGACCACGCACTCTGTTAATCAGCTGATAACCCATCCGATATGGGCTTGCAGTGATCCCATCCATACCTACCCCACCAGTCTGGCTAACTTGACGTGCTTGCCAGATGTCTACAGCTACGATCATCGCAGCTTCTCTTATGGCAGGGGTCGCAGTGTAAGCCTGTGCTTTATGCTCTGGTCCGAGGGCTCGGCCGTATGGTTTAACAAAATGAAAGTTGTCATCCGCAGCTGTCTTTGCGTATTGAATAAAGCTGTAGCCGTTAGGGTATGAACTAAGTGCGTATGTACTCCAAAACATTGTGCCGATTGAAGCGGGCACTGTAGTACCTGGAAATGATCCTGTTAATGTGTATGTGCCGTTATACGTTGCACCACAATTAGACACTGTTATTGATTGACCTGTAGTAAATATGCCAGGATTTGATAATACTAAAGTTGCTACGTTATTGCTAATAGATGAAGCTACTACTGGGGCATCGTTATGCCATAAATAACCCTGTATTAAATCTTCTGCCGATTGGCAGCACTCTTCCACTGTAGCGTCACTGTATAAAGTGCCAATACCTAAATTACTGCGTAACTCTGCCATTGTTACCATCGCAGCGGCCATAGTGTCCTCTCTAAAAAAGCTCCCTAGGGCTAGGGCTACTAAACCCTAGGGATTATTAAATTAACTAACTTATTAGGTTAGGTTGAAGCGGCGAACGCCACCAGCGACTAATACACCAACGGCCATGTAACCATATAGTGCTGTCTCAATCTCGCCTGTTGCTGGCTGATTTACAGATAGTCTTAGAATTGGTGATTCGTAAATTGATACTGATGAAGGTACAACAATAAATGCTGACTCATCAATAGTAGTTGACACTGCGTTTGGATCTACGTATAGATCTAAACCTAATACGTTACCACGTAGTGATGTTGGTTGTGCAGCTCCTGCATTGTTCATTGGATTAGCAGCGTTGTAAATTGGGCGACCAGTTGTATCTGTTGCGCCTAATAGTAGTGACCACTGTGATGTACCAGCGATGTAACGTGTTGCTAACTCACCTGTTGCAAGGTATGCAGCTGGTGCTTGTGTAGATACGTAGGAAATAATTCCTGCTGAATCTGCTGCTACTGCTGTAGCTTGTGTGCCGCCTGCTGTTAATGCTGCAATAACTGCTGCATCGGTTGCTTTGTTATAAGCACGTGTCATGTTATCGATCATGGCTGCAAAGAACTCTGGTGAGCTGCGCTCTAAGATTTCTAAGCTGTAGCGTTGTAGTCCAGCATACTTTTTAACAGTTAGGTTTACGTATGAAGATACGATACCTGTCTCTGAAGGTCCTGCTGCTTCTGCAGTCTCTGCAACTGTACCTGAAGTAGTGATCTTAGGTACTGAAATTGTCATACCTGCAGCTGGTAGCGCACGTGAACCGATTGCGTCTACTGCTGGGCGTGATCCAATAAGTGTATCTACTACTGTAGGTACGAATTGTGTTGGACTGAATGCTGGGTTGGTAGTGAATGAATCATCTGCGAAAGTCATAAACTTTGCTACGTCTGCTTCTGCTTTCATTACCCATGTTGCTGATTCGTGGTTACCTAATTTTGCTTTGATGCTGTGTTCTAGCATGTGAGCTTGTGTTCTGATTGGTGAGCGAGGCTCTGTATAGAATGATGCACTGATTGTTGGGCGTGCAGCCTCTACTGGAGCAACCTCTACCACTGGTACTGCTGTTGGCTCGGTGGTATTGTCCACTTGTGCCTCACTTTCCGTAGTTGGTTGGATTGTTGCATCCGCTTCGCCTTCGCTAGCGGCAACTTTAGTTACTTGTGCTTCTGTAAATGCTGGTGACTCGACAAGGCTTACTTCTTTAAGCGTTGCCTTAGTTACATAGATATAATCTTTTTTCTGTGATGATTTAATTACATCTACACCTACAGATAGGCCATCTATTAACTGCTCACTTGCAAGCATTAACGCATCTGATCCTTGCATGCTTGCGCTAATTTTAAAGCTAGCATAGATACCATCTTGTTCTTCATTAAACTTCTGCATACGGCCAATAGGCTTATCGTTGCGGTGTTGCATAAGCATCTTAATCTTGCCTGGGTCACCTACATCTATTGACCCTTTAGCAAAGACTACTTTGCCAACACTGGTGTTACCAGGTGTTTCAAAAGGCACAATTTTGCCTGCAATAACTCTGCGCTCACTATCTGCGCTTTCTATTTGACTACTAAATGTAAGAATCAATTTGAATCCGCCCATGTTAAGACTGCAAAAGTAAATGATGGGGTAGTACCAGCGATTGTGCCAACTACTCTTAACTGATCGGTAAATGCAGTAGTTAATCTAATTACTTCTCGTGTAACGCCTGTTGCTTGTGTAAATGTAGCAATAGTATTCCAGTTTGTGCCATCTACTGTGTCCTGCACTACCACGTCTAAGGTAGGTAATGTGCCGCTAGCTGCTG